AGACTTCTCATCGTCCTCTTCGCTGTCTGGTTCCTCTGAGGACATAGGCTCTTCAGGCTCCTCTTGTTCTTGCTCTACCTCTTCGACATACTCCCAATCTATAGGGATGTTAAGTATACGAGCTGCCTCTTCTCTGGGTAGTCCAGAGTCTATAAGAGTCTTGTAATCACTAATCTTGGTCCCGGCGATCTCCTGGAGGGCCTCCACCGTCGATAGGTCTGACCTCAGTTCCCAATCGGGGTTAATGGCATTAACCCATTGATGTGTGAATGCTTGGTTAATCAAATTATCTATGGGAAGGAGGCCCTCCTGCCAGAAGGTTTTCTTTGCGGTTACACTGTTACTGTAATTAACATCAGAGTAATCAGCCACCAGAGAGCGTGGTACCTTGAATGCGGCAAGTATACGCTCTTTTACAAACTCTTGTTGGTCCTTATACTGCATGTCTTTAAAGGTGGAAGAGATAGCCTGATAACTTAATCCGGAGTGAAGAATAGGGGTCTTGCCAGCCTTATCTTCACCAGCAAACTTTTCTGCGAACTCTTTAGATATTGACCTCGCTTGAGCCTCATTAAGCTTCTCTCCAGTAGACAGTACTCCGCCTATCTGTGCGTTATTCTTAAAGAAGTTAGCTGTGTAAGACATAGCGCTTGCGTCTTGATACACAGTGAACAAGGCAGACATAAGAGGGGCCATGCCCTTTTTACTGTCGTAGGGGTTATAGAACCTAAATCTTATAATCTCATCTGAATTATAGGGGATCCTCTTAGTAGAGCTAGGACTGTACTTCCACTTAGCGATAATGTTCTTATCATTATATATCGCGTCCATGTACTTATCTTGGATGGAGTATAACTCCCGTGGTATCCTACCCGCCCCAAGTCGTTCTTTATCGCCAGGTAGTATGAATACTTGACCGTCTAGTAGCATATTTACCACTATAGACTCTAAGAGTGTGTCACCGAACGTCTCTTGGTTGCTCTTGGTTAATAAGTCTAATACCGGGTGTTGATCTATCTTTTCGCCTGTCCTTTTATCGTAAATATATCGAGAGAGGCCCGAGAGGTTATTAGATATTAAAGAGACGCATGAGTATACCCATACCTGATACTGATAAGGCTTCTGCTTAGTCAGTTTAGATATTTGACTGATCATGTGCTCTGTGCTACTCCCCAGGAACGGGAAGAGCGAGTTCAGATTATATGATGACATTATTAGCTCTCCAAATATTTGGTGTCTATAAAGATAGTACGCTCAAAATACAAAAACGCCTGGTAAGGCTCGTATACTCTGATACACTCTTGCCCATACCGCGTAGCATAATGCGTCAGCGTAATCAGGGGAACGCCCTACACGTTTTTTAATTTCATCTTTCGATTCTATTTTTATTTGTTTATCACCCTCAATGGTGTAGTGTATACTAGATAAGTCCGATAATACTTTATCGTCTGTTATTAATCCTATTTCGTGTGCTTCAAATGCCAACTTCAAGTACCAATATGCCTGAGCCCTTATATTCTTATAGTTAAACACACTGTCATCTTCTATTACTTTCCCGCCTCCTATAAAGTTTGAGACGTATATCCCGTCTTCTTCTAATTCATCTATAACTCCAGCCCCCAGGCCTGCCCCGTCCACGCAGATATCGTTGGCGTCCACCCTGTGGTTTATCATTAATTTTTTAACTTCTCTAGTAACACTGGGTATTGAAGTGTCGTCATATGTTAATATCTTTACCAAATTCTTGTTCTTCATAAGAATAATTACTGTTTTATCTTTGCCGTGGCCCGCTACGTCCACGCCCAAATACATTCTTCCTTCTTCTTCTTCGACGCATTCATCTTTTGCCGCGTATAGATCCGTCCAAGCTATGAGTTGATCAGGCTCATCAGTACCTTCCCACGACCCTTCTACGAACGTCCTATACTGATCTGGCGGCATGTATGCCAAAGAGTCTATGTAGACTTGTGGGATGTGTGGGTTATCGAATATAGAGGCTGGTAAATAATAGTATGGGGCCTCTAAGGTACCATTAACGTAAGGGTCATAGAACTTACCCTTCACCCAGTTCTGGGTGGGGTTGCACGTGCATAGTATCTTGGGGGGTGGCATGTTATCAATTATCCATGAACCGGCACGCTCCACACATTTAAAGAACGTCACTTCCTTTAATTCGTTTACTTCTTCTAATACAAATCCGTTTACTTCCAAACCTTTAAATCTATTAAGCTCCTTATCCTTATCGTAGTTCTCACCCATAAAAAAGATCTGTGAGCCGTTCTTAAAGTAAGCTATATGGTCCGTACCGTTATAACTCTCAAGAAAGTTATATGGCAGTATCTTATTAAAAGTAGGTATAGTGTTCTTTCTGATAACTTGAAGGTCTTTACGTATTACGGCCCACCTAGATCCAGGGTATAGTTTACAGAGTAGTATTAAAGTAGCTAGAGCCACAAAACTCTTTCCACCGCGTATACTTCCTCCATACAATAGATAGCTATACCTTGGGTCAAACACAGACTCTATGAATCGCTGCTGCTTAGGAAAAGGATCGAATATGATATTACTCATTGTTATCCAAGGGGCTGTTTAGTTATAGTCCTTAAAACTCCGTTACCGAAAGCGATTATTATAGTCAGTACTTTCGTGTCTATTACATCCGTGCCCATAAGCTCCGTAGCAATCAACACTATAAGCGATATTACGTTAAACCATACAGTTTTTGATTTCCACCATTTCTTATTCAAAGCGTATCTCCTGGTCACCGATTTTAAAACTCTGCACTTCTGATACAGTGTGCTCAAATCTTTGCTTGAAGTCGGGTATAGCGTCCTTTATGATTGCCGCCATCCGGGCAGCGCCAGCTGCGTCCCTTACTACATAATTTTCGGACCCCACAGGGTGTTCTATTATCTCTGAACAATTGTCAAACACTTTCATACATCTTCTTAAGAACCACTGGCAATCTAATGCTGCAGTGTGTATAATATCCGCTTGAAGCATTTTGTAGTACTCTTGTGCGGGAGGCTCTTTGAACCTTCTGTAGCACCCTGCCCTTGCGTAAGTCTCTTTGTATCCTACCTCCATTGCTGCCTTGTATAGAGGCAGACCTTGTACGTGTAGCTCTATCATTTTCTTATCTTTTTTAGATAAGTTAGATCTAAGTTTTCCTGTGGATCTCTTTAAGTCAGATGCCATACTTTATTCCTTTACTCTATATTGGACATTGCTATGCTACAGCGCTCTGTACTAAACCGTACTGCCCGTGGTATGAATTATAAAGCTGCCTTGCTTGTGCTGCCGATAGTGCATACCCGTATATCCTGAAGTCATCTATGTTACCGTTTAAAGTCGTGGTGAAGCCATTACTGTTGTTAACAGCTCCGATAATTGAGTTATTGCCGCCCAAGGCAGAGCGTGTGTATGATGTAGCAAAAGCCGTATCCTCTACACCATCAACATACAATTTTACCGTGCCGTTAGCATCGGTGTAAACAGCATGATGCCAATCCCCATCATAGGCCACTATAGCACCACTTGAGTTTAGTAGTAAAGTTGAGTCACCTTTTCGGGTAAACACTCTCAAGTAGTTATTAAAAGGAGCGTTCGAGAAAGACAGAAATGTCCTAGTGTCTGCCGTGTCTGCTTCGCAGTACAGCATACCATGCGTATCTACTATAGCCTTGAACCAACATGATATCGTGAAATCAGTATACTGAAAAAGATTAGCATAGGTGTTTGTTTTGATATAGCCCCCTGATGTATAACCGTCAAATTCTGCGCTATTATACCCTTCCACTTTTCTACCTGTAGGGAAGGTAACATTAGTAGCGGTGCCGTCATTTCCAGCAGGACCAGAATCTGTTGCGTCGCCGTCTAAGCTCCATCTCGACACATAGTTCCAAAGAGGTTGACGATCATAAGACTCATAGAGATTCTTCACATCTGCTGAGGATAGCTCTGAATTATAAATACGTAGGTCATCGATATACCCAAGATAATCGACAACAACTGACCCTATTCTTAGAGCACCGATTGTTGTATCTGTTATATTGATAGTTGTATCTTTAGTGTATGGTGTACTAGCGCTGAGATTTCCGTTAACATACACTTTTGCAGTAGTGCTGTTTATTGTAAAAACTACGTGAGCCCACCCTTTATCAAATACTTCAGAACTTAGATCTAAAGAATAGTTTGAAGAACTTTTTCTAATAATGTATCTATACTTAATACTTGTCGCACTTACTGCCTGAGGATATATGCTGTACTCGTCACTCCCACTTGGAGAGCTGACGTTATTAAATGATATAACACGATCTCCTGAGGGAGAGACTCTTTTACTATCTATCCACATAGCTATAGTATGCTCATTATAGCTTACTAAATCTATAGCAGGTGTGACACTTAAATACTCATCATCGTCTTCATAAAAATCTACATAATGAGAGCCCTCTTTTACCCCTGCAGTCTGGTACCGTATATTACCGCCGAATAGTGTCGTTGTGTATGTGCCGGTTTTTTCTCTATAATTGTTATCAAAAGACCATCTTGCTATTAGTGACATTATGGCACCTCATATCCTAAACTTGCTTGACCGTAATAATTTGTTCCGTCGTAATACACTGTGATAATGTCCTCTACTCCTGTATCGCCGCTCATAGCCGGAAATAATCCATTAGCCCATTTTATGCCGGTAGAGCCTCGCGGTACTTCGGTAACATCGTAATCGAACTTAATAGTCATCTTCTCTCCGGCGTTCATAGAGCTTACATAAAAGACACCTGTCTCT